GATTTGGAGCTGCGTGATCCCGATGTACTTGTCGTCATTCCAGATGTGCTTGGAGATGACTTCCATCGGCAGCGGATCGGTGCCGTCTAGATATAGCCCCTCGGTTAGCGCGTAGAGCGTGCCGCTGGTGCGATCCGAGACGATCTGTTGGCCGACGAAATTGGCGAACTTGGTGCCCAAGAAGTTGGTACCGTTCGACGCCTGCCACTCGGACCACACGCCCGAGAGCCCGTCATAGCACCACGCCTGCGCATCGCCGATGAAGTTAATGAGGTACATCGGATGCCCAGCAACGCTGAAGCCGAAGCCCTCGGCATCGACCACCGATAGATATCGGCTGATGATCCCATCGATATCCACGTCGCTGATCTTCTTCAGCGAGAAGCCTTGCATGCGCGCAATGGTGAAGTTGCCCGTGCGGTCCTGAAACAGACCGACCAGCGAGTTATCGAACTGAGAGATCGACCACGGCGCGGCCAAGCCGAACTGCTGGGCGCTGCCAGGAATCTTGGAAAACGGGAAATCTGGCGAGCCCGTGTCCTGCCAAAACTCGGTGTAGACGTCTCCGAACAGGTTGAGCACCAAGTGGTCAACAATGCCACCGCGCAGGTTCCCCGAGCCGCTGCCGGCGAAGTTGATCTGAATCGCTGGCCACACGGTAGGATCGATCGATGGCGTAATCTGCGAGAGCTGGAATTGGCGCCCATTGCTCGCGGTCACGATGAAATAACCGTCTAGCCACGTCACCGTGCGCGGTGCGGTCGTGAAGTTGCCATCGGTGATCTGCGTCAACGTCGTAGTGACCATGTTGTAGACGTAGCCGAAGAGGCCGTCCACGATCACCAGATACGTACCATCGTCGGCCATCGAGATGTCGCCGAGCGTGGTGGAAAGCGTGCCTAGCGTGGTGACGTTGCCGCTGTTGTCCACAGAGAACAGCGTGCTCGCCTGCACGAAGAAGAGCAGAGGCGTAGTGAGGGTATTTACCGCCCACATGCCACGCGTTGGGCTACTGCCCGTCGAGGTGACGAAATCCTGCAGGCCTGGACGGCCGATCAGAGAGAACGCAGTGCGATCGTCCTCCTGGCGGCGCTCAACATAGCAGTTGATGCGCCGCTGTGCGGTGATGGCCGGTGACGCCGATTTTGTGCCGACGCCAAAGAGCTGTACCCTCAACGCCTGCGCCCTTTGCCGCTTTCAATCCATCGCTGATAGGCCGCGTCCTGCTGGGCCTTCTGCATCTGCAGGATTTGTCGGTATTGCTCCGGCGTGACGCGCTGGGTTGGATCATTGCCGAGCGGCTGTAGCGCTTGTAGCGGATTCGTACCCCCAGCCTGCGTCGGGTAGCCGCCGACGCCACCGAGGTCTGGATCCATGCGCAGCGCACGCTCGGTCTGTCCAGAAGCACCGCCTGCGGCCATCATCATTGGCATCTGATCGAAGTAGTTCTGCGCCTGATCCGGCGGCATGCCCTGCACCATCTGCATGTAGCGCATGTAGCGCTGCATGGCCTCAGGGTCGTTCATCATCGAAAGCGGCATTCCGGGCGTGTTCAATTGCGTGGGTTCCCATCGCTATAAACGTTATAGGTCGCATAAGACCGGCTCACGATCGCGTCATCGTAAGGCGCGATAATCTCATCCATGTTGGTGCGCTTGAGGTTCGCCTTGGCGTCTGTAGCATTGTTGATAAGCGCGCTCAGCTGTTGCGTATTGAGCAGACACGGCCAACCGGCTCCCATGAGCTCTACGGCCAGATTCAGCACGTAGGCGCGTTCATAGCCTGGCGGCATGGATAGCGTCTGCGTCATGGTCGAGAACGTCACCTGATTGAGCGTGGACGTGAAGTAGACCGTATAGGGAAGCAGCGGGATCGGAAAGATATTGATGACGCCGTTGGGGAACGTGCGGTAGTACCACAGCGTCGTCGGGATCTGGCTCGTGATCAGCTTGTTGCCGATATCATCCCATTCTGGCTGCGCGATCACGTTCATCTTGTAATCAAGATTATTGGTGTCGCGCACGCGCGCCGTGATGATCTCAAACGGGCGCACAAGGCTGATATCAGGCGTGCCGCTCTGGCCGATCGTATAGCTCTGCTGGCCAATGATTAGCGTGAACGTTTCCTCTTGCGTCACGTAGGCCGTGAGGAACTCGCCGCCGCTCCACGAGTCGAGCATCGCATTGAATGTATCAAGCGCCGCGTTGGCATCTGAAGCGCTCAGCACTTCGGTAAACCCTAGATAGCCCAGCGCGCGGGCTGCGCGCGTCAGGATATCGGCTGCAGTGGTCACTGTACTGCCCCTTTTTCAGGATCTTTCAGGTAATTGTGGAAGTTACCCTGCCACCCCTTGATGCCGTAGTGGCCGATGTTGGCATTCGGGTAAATCCACGCCTCGACGCCGATCTCTTTCAAGCGCCGGCCAAACACGCGATCCTCGCCCCAGCGCAGCATCGGACCTTCGCCGCCCATCTGCGCACGCTCGCAGGTAAAGAACTCGGTATATACGCGATCTACGTAGGATGGATCTGCACCGGCGTCCAGATAGGTCAGGTGCCCAAACTTCTCTTTGTACTTCTCGAGCGCCACGCGCGTCATGCGCAGATAGCCGCCGGCCAGATATTCGGCCTTGAGCATCGCGTCTCCGTTGCTCATCAACACGCCTTCAGGGACTTGAAGGCCATCGCGCTCGGTGAGCTTCGGGCGCGCCGTCCAGATGTTCCAGCCGTTCTTTTGCGGATAGCTGCCCATCACCACCTCGAAGGGCATATTCAGCATGTTGACGAATGACTGCGAATCCCATTGCATGTCGCTATCGATCATGAATAGATCGGTGGCGGCAGGGTCCTCGAGGAACTTGTTCAAGATCGTATTCTTGGCGCGATCTACGTAGGAGTCTCCGGAGAGCTCCCAAAACTCATGCTCGACGTTCATGCGCGTGAGCACCTGGACGGTTGCGGCCAGGCTCGCGATGTAGGGCGAGAAGCCGCGCATCTCATAGAACGGCGTGGCAATGATCACCTTGCGCCGCGGTGCGAAGTAGCGCGACTTGATGCGGTGGTAGTCCTCGCGCAGCTTCTGACGGTCTGCGCGCTCTTTCAGAATGCTCTGCTGGCCATCGTGCCCGCGCGTGTGCGTCAGGTTCTCTTCAATGATCTTGATGTTCTCGCGCTGCAAGAGCTTGAGATAGACGTCGTAGTCGCAGATGCAGCCTACGCTGTCATCCCAGCCGCCCACGTCTCGGAGCGCTTGAGCGCGATAGAGACCGGCGCCGAAGTAGTGATTCCCGTAATAGAGCACCTGCAGCCATTGATCACGCGGCCGGTTGGTGGCTTTGGGAATGCGGTGAAACGGATGATCTGCCGCGAGCGGTGCGCCGGTCTCGTCAATGAAGTCGGTTTGCGAGGCCACCATCTCGAGGAACGGATCGTCGTGGAACTCCTTGAGCGCGCGCTCTACGAAGGTCGGATCGAGCAGATCGTCAGCGCTGAAGGGCAAATAGAACTCGGTCTCGCACATGGCCAGCATGCGATTGTTGGCTGCGGCGACGCCGATGTTCTCTTCGATCTTCTCGAATACCGTTCCAGGCGGCAGGATCTCGGCCAGCACATCGGCCGTGCCGTCGCTGCTCGCATCATCGATTACGTGCAGCGCGCAAGGGACCGTTTGCGCCAAAACGCTATCAATCGACGCCTTGACATACTTCTCCATGTCGCGCACCGGAATGCCGATAGTGACGCAGGCCTTGACCGGAGTCGGCGGGAGAACGATCTTGTGCTTTTCATGCAGCCGCTTCATGTCATCATCGAACAGATGTGCGCTCTCGACGCTTTTTCTGCCGTCAGGGTGCGTCGCATCGGCCAGTCTGTATGGCAATATCCAGCCCTGATACTTCTGGAAGAAGCGCACAAACCATTCCAAGTCTGACACAGGCGTAAATTGCGGGTCAAAGCCGCCAATGGCCTGATAGCACTCGCGGCGCATGAGCATGGCCGCTCCACCAATCGGGATGTTCTCCAGGCGTAGCAAGGTGCGCACCCATGCCTCACGCGAGCGATTGTGTGCGCCCATCTGGTATTGTTCCCAGCTTGGCCGCTCGCCCAATTCCCAAGGCTTGCCGATGTTCGGCGTCGGCAAGCCCCACGTGCAACCAATGCCAGGATGCTCATCCATCCAGGCGACCTGAACCTCGAGCTTGCGCTCCCAGATGAATTCGTCGGCGGCTAGCAGCTCGACGTAATCGCCGCTTGCCAGACTCAGCGCATGGTTATAGCCCTGCTGAAAGCCTCGATTCTCTGGGAATCGAACATAAACCAGACGGGAGTCCGCATAGCTCTCGACTAGACCTTTAATGTCATCGGTCGAGCCGTCGTCCACGATGATGTGCTCCCACTCGGGTATCGTCTGCGCGCGCACCGAATCGATGCAGCGAGCCAGCAGATCACGCTGATTGAGAACAGAGGTGCAGATACTTACGCGCGGATTCATGCTTTTCTCCCGCAGCATAGCGCCATCAAGTAGTGCGCCATCTTGTGATGTCCAGTATGGATGAGCTCATCATTCATGCTGAACATGAACACGCTATGGAAGAAGCGCTGCAGCATGCTTTTAAGATCGGGCATGCTCTTACAATTTACATGTCCCTCTTTGCTGATTTCCGAGGCATAAGCCTGCGACTCAAGCGACGGCATGCCGATGATGGCAGCGCCGTTTGGCGCGAGCGATGACACCAAATTTTCCATAAATATACCTTCGTTTTGAGGGAGGATATGTTCGAGCACATCCAGCGCATAGATACCGTCAAATGCGCCAGGAACTGGACCGGAGAGCATGTCATGCTGCACACACTCGAAGCGCCAGCGATCGCTCATGCGCTTTTTCACATCGCGCACAAAAGCCGGGTCGAAATCTACTGCGAGCAGATTGCCTGTCGATGCCACTACCAGGCGCGTGAAGAATGCGTCTCCGCAGCCGATCTCCATGACATTGGGCATGCCATCGAACATCTTCGCAACGAACTTATAGCGCGCGAGCGTGAAGATCAGGCGTTTGGGATCGTCCAGCCACGCCTGATTGGTCATTAGCCCAAGCGTCTCGAGACCGTGCTGGCGCCGATACTCAAGCATCACTTGGAACTGGCGCTCCTGCGTGCGCTCATCTTCGTTGCTTACAACCATTTTCACTTGTCCACCTCGCAATACCAGAAGTTAGATTGGAACCGGCACCAGGCCTGCGGGGCTTGCGTCTTCACCAGATACGCCATGTAAAAGACCAAGCTCCACAGGCATACGACTATGCACCAGCGCTTCATTTAATCAGCTTCACGAACCCCAGAAGCGTCAGCGCGTCATCGCGAATACTCATCAGCAGGCCGCCGCATGCAGACTGGAACTGCGTCTTGAACGTGCTTTGTCCCGCGCGAATCTTGATGATGCGCAGTCGCTCTGCCGCAGATACGACACCTTTCACCTCGCCATCATTGATCTTGAGCGATGGCAAGGCCTCGGTCACGAAGCGGTTACAGGTGCAAGCTAACGGATCAATCGGCGAAGGATCGGTGATGGAAGTCGGAGAGCAAGCCAGAGCAGTCGCCGCAGCAAAATCTTCTGCCAGCTTGCTAACGTCCTCATCCGTTGCAGGCGCCGCAGCGCTTGGCGCTGGCTGCGCCATTGCTTGGGCTCCGATATTTGCTGCATGGGCGCTCCCGACACCGAACAGGATCACCATTGCAATGACTACGAGTAGCACGATTGCGGTGAACGCGATTCCGTTCATGATGTGTTGTTGTTGTTCAATCGTTTTCATTTGGACTTTTCCTTAAAAGACGCCTAACAATCATCAAGCACACGAATCGAATATCATGCATGCAGATACTCGCCCATGTAACGAGACTCCCTAACGCGACCTGTACATCATCAGGCAGCGCTTCATGCGTGTGCAGCTTCCATGCGTAGTTGATAATCACCGCGACCGGTAGACCAATACCTACTCCGGTTATGGCCCTCGACTTCCGATCATCCTTTCTGCGATCCAACATCGACAATTACTCCGATAATGCTGGGTTCCCGGAGCACAACCAGCTCTTGACCGTTGATTATTGTTATTTGATGCCCATTGGTTGAGAACAGCACCTTATCGCCGACGTTGACTGCTACCGGCCGTCTCGTATGCGTGCCGCAGTGCTTACAGCCGTACTGCTTCCCCTCGCCTACGCTCACCACAATGCCTATGTCCTCTTTGTAGTCCGAGTCCCAGGCGAGTAAAACTCCGCCATCTGACACCTCGGAAGGTGGCAGACGGCGGATTACAACTACATCTGATCTTGCTTCGATCAACACAGCCCCATCTGTTTCAGCTGCACGATTGCCAAGGCGATACTCGACGCCGTGGCGGCATCAACGAAGCCGAAGCCAGCAGAGCTGGCCGCGGTGTTGATGACGCTAGACGCCGCCATAGTGCCCTTCGCTACGCACGTGGTTCCATAAAAGCCGAGCAGATCGGTAGCGCTGATGCCCATCGCCGTACCTTGCGAGTTCCCATCGCTTAGCTGGCGTACCGCGTTACTCGATGAAAGTGGCATGGCACATCTCCATTACGCTGCAAACGTGGTGCAGTTAATCAACCCCAGCCGGTTCAACTGAAACGCTAGGGTTGAGGCCAATGCACCCGAACTGATTGACACACCGTTACAGCTCAACTGCGCAACGCCGCTAGTGCCATAGAACCCGATCAGATCAGTCACCGACTGACCGTAAATCGTGCCTTGGCTATTGCCATCGCTAAGCTGCCGAACTGCATTACTGGAAGAAAGAGGCATGATTAACCCCCCAGACGGCAAGCCAACTCGTCGTAGTAGACAGTGGTGCCGTACAGCATATCGAGACGCGTCGGGAATACGTCGTTGTTAATGTCGTAGGCCCGGATCACACGCAACGAAATGTTGCGATAGGTCTCGCGCGCCGAGAAGTCCACACCCTGCGGAATCTCCATCGGCACCATCACCAGACCAAACGCATCGCGCGTAAACGCGAGGTTTTGAATGGTCGCGGTCTGCGTCGCGGTCGTACCGGTCAGGAATGTGACCGCCGAGCCGGTAGAGGCCGGGCCAGAGACGTTCTGATAGGGTCCGCTGGTCACAATCGCAGGCGAGAATGCTACCGTCCAGGTGCTCGAGGATGGTGTCGTGCTGGCCGTAACCACGAAGTTCTTGAGCACGCCAGTCGATACGCGAGACTGCGGGTTGACGTTGAACACGCCGGCGACAGTGAAGACTTCACCAAGCGCCATGGTTTCGGCCGGTGTTCCACCGAACATCGACGTTGATGCGCCGTTGCCCTGCGCGGTCGTGATAACCATGCTGACCGTTGAGTTGTGCGCCGCCGAGTTGCCACGGACCACGTTTTGGTCCATGTACATCTCGAAGTTGCCGATCGTGGCCAGATAACCTTTGACCAATGCATCCTTGGCCGTCGGCATCACAAACGAGGGCGTCAAACCGTTGGCGATGGCCCAATAGGCAGCCGGATTCAGCACCAGGTTACGATTGTCCTGCGGCGCTGCGTTGTCATCCATGCGCTGGCCGACCAGCTGCACAGAGGTCGAGAACGCTGCAGGCGTGACGGTCGGAGTCCCGACATAGTTGGAGATCGATAGCGTCTGTGCGAGCACGTCTGCATCGATCTGGTTGGCCAGAGTGGCCATGGCGGGCTTGAGATAGCGCTCTGAGAACTCTTCCACCGTCAACGTCAGATCGGTAGAGGTGAACTGGAAGTCCACACCCTTCTGAGTGTTGATGGTGATCGTTACCGAGGGCTCGGCGATGTTTTGGACCGCGAGGCCAGCGCCCGAGCGTACCGTAAACCGATTCGGCTTGCGGATCGTCAGCGAACTGCCGATCTTCACAAACTGGTTCTCAAATTTACGGTTAACTCGATTCGCCGCCACGAGATTGTTCTCCAGGATCACCAGCGATTCCTTGGTGATGATCGAGGGAGTAAGCAATACCTGTGAGGACATGGTTTAAAACTCCAAAGGGGTCAGTGCCGCGAGCGCCTTGCCTGCGGATCTGCCCATCCGGCCTCTTTGCGACGTCGCGCGGCGTACTGCTCCGGTGTTTCGTTCTCCGGGTCAGTGCGCACGGCTTCGCCGCCGGGCGTGATAGGTGTGATCGGCTTGGGTTTTGGTGCTTGCGGCTTTTCGATCGCTGGTGCTTGAGGCGGCGGTGCAATTGCCGCTATCGCCTTGGCCTCGATGCGACCCAGCTCGATAAATAGCTGACGCTCCGGGAGAGTAAACAGACGCTTGGCTTCCTCGGGATTCTTCCCGAGGTAGTAGACGATCTGCGGACCATTCTCCGACTTGAAAATCTCGGGCACGATCAGCATGGGAATCTCGATATCTGATCGCATGGCCACTTCCGCATAATCTGGAGCAAACTCCTTGAACTTCGCGGTGCGATCTTCAAACGCTTTCCCTACAACTTCACGCTCGCGCTGATAGCGCTCCTGCGCGACGCGCATGTCTGCCTGTCTTGCCGTAAATTCGATCTTCGCATCGGTGTAGAGCATGACGGCCTCGGCGAATGTCTCCGCGTCTGGATAGTCAGCCCTGTTTGGTCGCTCCGGCGGCTGCTCGCCCGCAGGAACATCAACGCCCTGTGGCCGCTCTTGCGCTGGCCTCAGCTGCTTGATGATCTCGAGCGCTTCATCTAACCGTCGTGCATTCGCCTCTGCAAGCTTGCGCTGCTCTTCTCTCTCTGCTGTCAGCCTGTCGAGCGCTTTCTGAACCCCGCGGGGCTTTTTTTCCGCCGGTTCGCCGGACTGCTCATCCGTAGCCGAAGTCGCCGATTCTTCGGGTTGTTCTGCTTCCTCAGTCGCCGGTGCTTCGGCTTCCTCTGGAGCTGCGGCCGGTGGCGCACCCTCATTCTGTGCGTCCGGTTTTGTCTCTACGACTGGCATGTCCGAAGTAGTAGACAAAGCCGGACCACTCTGCTGCTGGTCGAGCAGATCTAAGGTGATACCGCGATCAATGTTCAGTGCTGCATCTGGCATACATGGGCTCTCTGGTTAAAAAAAAAGCGGGACATGGTCATGATGACCTCGTCGTCATCCTCGTTTTGCAACTGATCGATCAGCAATTCAAGCTCATCGGCTAGCTCGGATGCGCGCGCAATGTAGGCGTCCGCGGTCTCAGGCGTGGGCATATCTTCGATGAACTGGTCGACCGACTTGGTGAGCTTCGCGATCTTCTTGGCTTCGGGCTTGGGCAAAATGCCTAAGTCGATGCGGATCTGGCGCTGGCGCTCGAGCTCCTTGGCCTTGTCGGCGAGGTCGCGATACCACCACGGCTTGTTGCTGCCGTCGAAGGATTCATAGCCCCACCAGGCACGGCCGCCGCGCGGCGTGACTTGGATCGGGGGCGCGTCGCTGACGCCATCTCCTTGACTCTGGAACGCGCGCAGGAGCTGAGAACCACCGCCCGCGAGGCCGATATTGCCGCCGCCGAGCTCGAGCAGACTGCGCAGGGTATCGAGGCCGCCGCCGGTCAAGTTCGTGGTATTGCTCTGGATCGTGCCGCCGCCCGATTCGGTGAAGGCGCGCATGTTATCGAGGCCGCCGCCGGTGAGGTTCACCGATGCAGCCGAGGTGCCAAAAAGCGGTCTGCGAATCTCAGGCCGCATCCAGGAGAATGGATCGGCTTGCAGAGACAACACCTCGCCTGCCGTCAAGGCGCGGTCTTTCCAGACCACTGCATGATCGATCGCGCAGATTTCTGAATTTGCTCCATTGCCTAAAGCTATGCCGCCGGCAGTGCCGTCACCCGCGGCAACACCAGTCTTGGTAGTTTCCAACACTCCATTCAGGTAGGCCTTGAGATTCGATGTGCCGTCATACGTGCAGACCACTCGATACCAGCGCCCACCGACCATCGGTGTAACGATTTTGCACGCGGTAAAGTTGCCGAGATTGTCTTTATGCGTCGGGGCTTGCTGGAAATTAGCGTCGGTATGCGACCACGAGAATGAGAACGTCTGTCTGTTGGTGTGGGTAAATGGCTGACCGACATATCCACCCGAAGGCGCGTTATCTGCCTTGAATACGATCATCCAGCTATAAGCGCCATTGAAAGCGAATGGCGATTTCGTAGAGACGGACGATGTAGTGGTGTTCGATGAAAAGTAGAGCGCTTCTCTGCCCGTAGCGCCAGGCACACTTTTCAGCGTTCCCGTAGGCGTCAAGGCGCCATAGTTGCCCGCTTCATCGATCAACGTGCCTTGCGTCGTGCCGCGGCATATAACCGCGCAGACAATACCTCTCCCAAGGCCCGACTTGAGAATTGTCGCGCCGGGCGGCGGTTTGCGATTGCGTACGCGATTTGTCAGGATCATGAGAATTGGAACTGATCAGCCACGACGCGCAGCTGCGAGGTCACGTTGGTCTGCCCGCTGCGATTGGTCAGGAATACCTGATAGAGCCGCGGATACAGATCGATCTCCTGCGAAACCATACGCACGGCCGTGCTCGCCGTCGGCGCTTTATTGAAGATGAACGAGCCGACGTAGGCATTAGGGCCAATGCCGCTCGCCGATCCCGGTGTATTCGTGGCATCGAAGTCAGGGAAGTTCGTGCCATCGATCGCCGGCAGCAGGAACAAGTCGGCCGCATTGCCGCCCACCGACATACCCGTTGTCACGTTCCAGAGCGTGATCAACTCCGCGCGCAGTACAAACTTCTCCACGAGCCCCGTAGATCCGCCCGATCGGCAGTCGATATTGCCGAGCGAGATCGATGAATTGTTCGGCGTGGCGCCTACCGCGCTGCTCACAGTAAAGATCGAGGAGCTTGCTAGCTCTTGCCAGAAGATCGAACCTGCCATTTAGGCTCCCATCGCCGACTGCACGTCGGTATTGCTCAGCACAACACCGTACTGAGATGAAACGGTCGCAAGCCCCGCCGCAGTCGTGAACAGCGCTTCAAAGCGCGTCGCCGGCCGCTGCGCGAGGGCCAGCAATGCCGCCTGCGTGCTAGGCGCTGCCGATGCGGTGAACACAGAGGCGAATCCGTTCCGAATATTCGCGTTGGTCGCGTCCACAAATGGCGGCTGCGTCAAGATCGTGAGCCGCTGAGTCTGGTCTGAGGTGAAGGTGCTGACCTCGGCCCATACGAAACCGCCAACGAAGTCTTGGATCGATAAGTCTTTGCGCCACAAGATCGCTGCGTTCGTGACGTTGTAGAAATTTGCGATTCCAGGCCAATCGGCTTGTGCGAGCTGAGACGAGACCGCAGCGTTGCTGGTGATCGACGCGCGCAGCTTCGCGGCTGCGGAAGATGAGAGCGACATGTCATAGCTCCGGTAGGACCACGGAATAGGACGTCACTGTCACGGACACGCCTTGCACGACGTTGTTAGTATTGAAATTCAGATCCGCGCCAGCGGTGGAAACGCTGCCGTACGCCACGCGCGCACGCGATGAGCTGTAGGCCGCATAGAATGTCGAGATTCCAGTTGATATCGCGGCAGTCGTGGCAAGCACCGCTGTGGTGAATGCCGTAAAGGTGCTGGTCACAACCGTCCCCGCCAAAGTCGAAAACGGCAGCTCCGCGAGGATAAATTCTGATCCAGTGGTATTTGTATTGGCGCTCACCGGTTGCGTACCAGCGTAGAGGCACAGCGCACCACCATCGAGCTGCTTCCCGAAGTTCTGTACCGCAGAGCTCGCGGCCTGATTGCTGATCATGAACGTCATTTCTTAGGCCCTATCACGCCGCCGCCTGTCGTCACCGGCACTTTCGTCTGTCCACTCATCAGTGCACCTTTTCCCTCTTTCCGACCTTCGGGCGCCCCGTCTTCGGGTCGCGATGAATATTGATTCGCACGCCGCCGCGCTTGACTGACTTGATGCGGCCCGTCTTTTCATCGTGCTCGAACTCGACATCGGCCTCGTTGTCAGCCTCGGCTTGCTTGAGCCTAGCCTGCAGCTCTTTGATCGTCTGATGCGCTTCGTCGACTTTCTTGCGGTCGGTCTCGCGGCGCATGCCGTTCTGTGCCATCTCGCGATCTTTGTCCGCGCCCTCTTTGGCATCCTTCTGGGCGGCCGCCTCGAGGTGATGCTTGGCCTCTGCCTCGGCTAGCTTCACCAGCATCTCGTTCGTATGCTGCTTATTGCGCGCGTCGATCTCTTCGAGCTTGGCCTTATGATCCAGCGCGTTCTTGGTGATCTGCGCGGTGAAGTCGGCCTGGATCTCGCGCAACTTCATGTCCATCTCGGCACCCGGATCGCCGCCCTTGGCCTCGATCTCCTGCATCTTGGCCACAAAGGTAGCCTGCACATCGGCGATCTTGGCCTCGTAGTTGGCATTGATCTTCTGCACCTCGACGCCTAACGCCTGGCGCTGAATCTCGCGATCC